GGCTAAGTCTATTTCGGTATCTACGCTTATAAGTTCTACCTTAGTTAATTGGTTTACGTTAGCGTTGTAGTCGATTACCTTGTTTATGTTCCACCAAGAATTATCGATTCGGATTTTATCGTTAAGTTTTAAGCTGTTAATGTCGCCTTCGTTTAAATAAAAGTAAGCGGTTAACATTCTGCCTACGTTAATCTGGTTAATCGTTCTACGCCAGTATAGGTTCCAAAGGTTATTATTAGTTAACGTCTGTGGATTGTAGTAATAATAGTCACACGTTCCAAAGTTAATATCGAACGTCGGCGTGTTAGCGTTATCGAAATGTGTAATAGCTGGATAAGTCGCTATGTTATAAGTACCAGTTAGTCCGTTGTCTATTAAGTTCCAAAGTCCACACGTTTGTTCCCCGCCATCGTAAAGGATTCTTATGTTTGTTTTAGGTGTTTGCCCGTTAATCATTGGAACGATTGCACCGAATGGCGTTTCAGCTATTGGCGTAGGGCTAAAGATTAATTCTTTTGTGTCTACGTCGCGTACATATTCCGAGTCGAAAACGTATTCCATTTGCCCGTATATTTCGTCTGTGGACGCGTAGTATAAAACGTTCGGGTCGTCCGTGTCTTGTTTGTAAGTTAAGATTAAACGCTTGTTACTTACGTCGGGTAAAAATTCTAAGTTTTGTTCGCGGTCTTTCGCTAGTTTTTGCGTCCAATCCTTTTGCGTTCCATTGTCGTAATACTCGTCGCGGTGTCTTAAAATAATGTTATTCGGTTGCGATGGGTCTACATCAGCAAATAAGTTGTACATTAAAAAGATGGACTTAATAAAGTCGGCTTGTTTTATCTTTTGCGGTACGTATTCGTTTATGTCTATAAACCCACCTATTACGCCCGTGTTTGAGTTAGGTTTAATTTCTACGCTTAAGCTAGTAATGTTTAAGTTAACGTCTACTAAAGCTGAAACACCCCCCGAAGTTCGCCAAGAATAAGCCCCGCTTGTCATGTTTGAGTCAATACCTACAGCCATTTTCAGTAAGTCGCCAGTAGAAATATAACTAGAAGGCGAAGTTATTACCGCGTTTGAATATCCAATATAGGTAGTGACTCCAGAAGGTATAAAGTCGGTTATAATCTTTGGCGAAATGAACGCTTTCGTTCCCGTGTTATTCGGGTTTAAGGCTTGAAGGTAAGGCGCAAAGATTCCCGTAGAACCGTTGTAAGCCCCGCTATTGTATTGGTATACTTTTGCGGGATTGGCGTTATGGTTATTGAATTTTATTTCGTATTCAATGTTAAACTTAAATTCGTACGATTGTGACGCTAACGGGTCGGTGTCCGTTGGTGCGGTGTATACTCCAGTCGTAGGGTTAAAGATGTTTTGAGCGTCTAGTGTTTCTGTCCATCCCGTAATAATTTGGCTAAATTCAACAAATAGCCCCGTAAACGTTTGAACGTTGGTAGTAGTGAAAGCCTTAGTAGCTGTTACTTTGTAGTCGTTCCAATCTAACGTGTTTTCGTCGCCGTTGTAAGGAATCAATAACTTGTCAAAGTTTGCTTGTGTTAATCCCGCCCACGTGTACGTAAAGCCAGCGTTACTAAATATGCGGTCAAAGTATTGCTTTGCATAGATAGCGGGTTTCATTTGTCTAACATGGTAGTTATTAGACCCCGTAGTTGAATAAGGTAATACGTATTTAAAGCCGTCCGTTTCTACGTAGCCAAAAGAATCGACGATATTGGTAGAATTAAAATAATGGTTTAAGTCGCTAAAGTCAAGGTCATTTAATTCTTGACTATTCATTGTGCTAAATAGTTCGGCTTTGGTGTCCTTAATAATTACTTCGTAGTTAACTATTTGTTCGTGTGCGTCTGTTAGTTGCTGTTTGTTTACGTTAACTAATTGTAGCAAAGCGTTGTCTAGGATTACTACGTTATTTTGTACGACTTGACATTTTGTTAAGGTCGTAACGTTAAAAGTACCCGCTTCTATATTTACGTCGTAGTAATGGTTTAATAGTTGGTTATTGTTATCAGTCCCAGCTAGTACGATAGTCTTTGAGAACGTACCGCTACGCTTTGATATGTCGCGAATGTCCCCGACAGAAAAGTTAAGCGGGAACGATACGTCTTGTCTTACTTCGAGTACACCCGTTTCAAGTATTATTTTTACTATGTTAACCATTTACGTTATCGTTATTTGCTAGTTTAACTACTATGGATTGTTTGATTAGGTTCTTGTTTCTTTGTTGGAAAACTTCAAAGCTATTTGTTTGTACGATACATGGAACGTAAGCCGTTGATTCTGCGCTATGGTAAGGACATCCGTTTTCATCTAGCAAAGGTACGCCTTCTTCTGTCGTTACATATTGAACTAATTTTAAAAACGTTTGAGGCGACGTTATAAGTTCTTGGAAGTAGTCGCTCATGTTTTGAGTCATCCAGTTCGTGTTTAACTCTAGCGTTTTAGTTACGTTTATATTGAACGTGTTAAAGCCGAATTCTTGGTAGTTGTAACCCCACTCGCCACCGCTAACAAAACCCACGACATCTTTGTTAAACTCATCGCGTGTAACTTCGCCACGTTCGTAAGACTTAAGTTGAAAAGCAAAAGATGAAAACGAACCCATTCGGTCTAAGAACGAAATAACGTACTCGTTAATTTGAACACGTCGGTCTATGTTTACGCGGTACTTCTGCGAGAATTGCACACCACTTTCCGCATACCAAAAGTCATAGTATTCGGTATCTGGTTTAATCATTGGTAGGATTCCCACTACGGGAACTACGACTCCATAGTTATTACAGCCAACCGCTATTTGAACTATAGAATCGTTATTTACTATTGACTTAGTGTATATGTCCCCGTCGCTGTTTTGAAAGTAAATGTCTTTACCTACGCGAGCGCGTGCGTTTAAAAAAAGGTCTTGACCTAACGTACATTGAAAATCCGTAGTAGGTTGGTTCGTTAGCCATTGCTTAGTAACTCCGTTTAAGCGCGTGTCATCTTCGTCGTATACTACAAAATCAACCCAAGTTTCTGCGCCGTTAAATACCTTTTTGTTCTTAAAGGTAATTATTCCTTCTTCTATTACTTTGCGGTTGTCTGCGTAGTTTATAGTTCCATTTATATTTACGTCTGTAATTGAACTGAAAGGTACGTTAACTTCGAACCAGCTACCAGATACAGCCGTGACCGCGTGCAAGCCTTCTAGTAATGGGTTAGCCGTACCGCCGTCGTCTTGTGTTATGTTTATTTGGTCGCCTACAGCAAACACGTTAGTAACGTTCACACGGGTAATAATCCCGCTATTTGTTAACGCGCTAATATAGTTTATTTCGTATAGGTATTCTTCGCCTACGCTAACGTCGTAATTATAAAACGAATTAACAGCGTCAAGGTCTTGTGTTATGGTAGGGTCAAAATCCCACTTGACGTAAGAACTTAGAAACTTAGATAGGTCAAGTTCGCCGTAACCAGTCGAATAGGTTGGTACTACTTTAAACGAACCTAGTAAGGTCGCTCCATTGTAAACTTGGTAAATGTATCTAAAGCCCGTTAGGTTTTTATTGGTGCTATCGACTATGTATTTAATCGGATTGTAAGCGGGTGTAAATGCTTGCGGGTTTGCTATTATTGTCTGTGCCATGACTATATTATTTTTTAGGTTTGTTTAGGTTAGAACGCGAAGTAGGAGTCGTCGGTAAAGTATTGTTCTTTTATGTAGGCAACGCCGTAACGTGTCGCGTCCATAGCATCGTCCCAAAGTTTAACGGGTTCGTCTAGTATCTGGTCGCCTATCTTTTTCCATTTGTAATTTTGGTATTCCTTCTTTAAGCCTTCGTGTTCCATGCAGAAGACTCCGAACGTCTTCACGTTGTCGATTCCCTTCTTGACTGACTTGTTCGCGTTTATTACGTTATATCCGTTATTATTTAGTTCAGCTATTATTTCGGGTCTAGCGTAGTCTGCTATTATGTCCGCGTTCTTTTCGATGTTCAGTTGAGCAAAGCGGTCTAGTAGGTCGGACGTTGTTAGGTAGCTTTCGTAAATGACTGGTTCTATGAATATGTCTTTTTCATGCCAGTAGATACGCATTAACGCGTTGGGGTGATTGTAACCAAAATCGAGTCCGTAAATGTATTGTGTGAACCTTGCGGGTCTGTGCGGTAAGAATGTCCAGTTAGAATAAATGTTCGACTTACTGATAGCCTTTTCACCTAGCGCGTAGATTTGGTATAACGCTTCGTCGGTTCGTTTAAGGTCTTCGATTTGGGTCTTTATGGATTCGGGTAAGAACGGGTTATCCTTATAGGTCGACTTTATTAATATGCTTTCGTTTTTTGGTAGGTCGTAAAGCCAACTATTCGAGTCGGATGGATTGTAGTCAAATATTAACTTGGACTCGGTACGCATATTTAGTTGCGTAAAGTCGTCGTAGTATAGTTCGTTCGCTTCATTACACCACGCTAGATGGCGTTTACGTCCGCGTATCTTTTGTTCGTCGTCTACTGAAAAGAATTCTACTATCGACCCGTTATTAAAGCTGTATATATGTTCACTCATGTTATGGCTCGTCTTTTCGTAGATACCCGCATCTTTAAGAACTTCCAAGAAGTCACGCATAGCCGTAGCCCGTAACGCTGGGAATGTCTTACGAATGATTGACACCACCACGCCTTTGTTCTGTAGGCAATAGACTAGAATAAGCTGACATAGGCTGTATGTCTTGGACGAACGCGAACCACCCTCGTTAATGATAAAACGCGCCTCGTTATTGTAAAGCGCGTCGTAGTTTTTTTCAAAGACAACTGTAGATTTTAAATCCATTAGTCTAATTGTTTCGTGTCTGGTCTAATTATGCTAATCTTAATTTCGTTGATTGCTTCGCCGTTTGTCGTTACATCCGTCTTTTCGGTTAGGTTATTTAGACGTTGAGTAATGGACGGGTTATATTGACCGACCATGCCACCTTCGATTTGGTCTTGACGGATTGACTTCTTTATACGTTGGCAGACGGGGCAATAATCTTCGTACGCTCCATTTGTATTTTTGAAGTAGTGGTCTAGTGTTACGCCTTGTTCATATCCGTAGACTTCAAATCCTTCTAACGTTAGTGGAACTCTTAACGCTTCTTGGACTACTTTACCGCTTTGTAAGGCTTTGTCTATGAGTCTTGGTGTGCTTTGTGTTTTCTCCTTGTATGCTTCGAACATTTCCCATAGTAGTTCGGGTGTCTTTATGTATTTATGTTTTCCCATTTTGTTTCGTGTTTTTAAAGTGGTTTAAGAATTCGTCTTCGTCTACTTCTTCCATGCAAATTAGATTGTCTGCGTTGGTTAAATAGATAATGTGATGAAAATCGTTTCGTTCTAGGTAGTCTGTTAGTATCTTACCTTCGTGGATCATGTCCTTACCGTAGTCTAGTACAAAGTATCTCATTATTTTCTAATTTGTTTTAGTTTGCGTTGCGCCCATTCTATTCCCTCGTCGCCACCCCAAGCTAACCACATTAAACGTCCACATCCATCGCCTAGTTTTTTATTGCTGTTTTGTCTATGTCTTTCAAATGAAGCCATTCTAGCTATAGTGTCTTCGCTTACTGGTTCGTTTTTTGCTAGTTGGTTAGCGCGTTGTTTGCCTACTGGAGTACCGCAAGAACCCCAGCCGTTTTTTTCCGCATAGTCTAAAGCTGTTTGAGCATTTTCACTAGCTTTTTTCGGGTAATCGTTATATGTCTTTTCAGCAAACGTATTTTTGTAGATACTCAAGGCTTCGCGTGAATGTGTTTCCCACGTATGTACACAAACTGCGTAGCGTTGTTTCTCGTCTGGGTGTGTATCTATAGACTCAAGGTCTTTCATGCACCTATTTAGGAACGTCTGTTTTTGTTCTCCTTTTACTGGCTGTGGCATTTGGTTTAGTTCTTACTGGTTTCTTAATTATTTCTTTTTCCGTGTTTACGTCGGCTTCTAGGTCTTCTTCGATTCCTTTGTAACTAATCGTAACGCTATCCGCTTCGAAAATGTACCCTATACCGATAGTTTGGTAGTGTTTGTATTGTGCTGGGTGTATTCTGTCTACTTCTATCTTACGTTGTCCTAGAATGGAATCGTAAGTGATGATAGTCTTTCCTTTGTATTCTTCTTTAATTTTCATGTTCGTGTTTATTTAGTTCGTTTCCTATGGCTACAATCATTACCAGAACGCCTAACGTTCGTAAAGCAATTTCGTAACTTCCTATTACCATTAAGCCACCAATCGTAAAAATAGTAACCCTTGCGATTGACTCAATTATCTTTAGCTTCATAACTATATTGAATTTGTCTTATTTTTTGTTTAATGTCCCTCAACATATAATGTGCTGACGTTGCTGGAATGCCGAAGTATTTAGATAGGCTACGCGCTGTATTGTAACCCTTGTCGTAATAGCATTCAAAAGTAATTCGTTCGATAGGGTCTGTTATCTGTCTGCGGAAAATCTCTATGTAGGCGCGTTGATCGTTAAACCTTTGTTCGATTGCTATCTTACGGCTTACTTCGTCGTCGTCTATTTCGTCATTACCTATGTACTCGATACTTTTACAATCGTCTTGTTTATGGCTTATTGACGTGTCCCAAATAATTTGACATTTGATTGTGTTTAGTAGGTAACTTTTTATCGTGTTTTCGTCCGATGTTTCTTTGTCGATTGTCAAGACGTGAAGGTATGCGTTATTTATAACCGTGTCCGCATTCAGCATCGAAAGACTTATGTTCTTTTTCTTATTGTACGCCTTTAAAAAGTGATTGGTATACTTTCTAACTTCGTCGTAGTTTTCGCTTATGTACTTATCTAGCGTTTTCTTCATACCATGTTTGAAAATTAGCAAACCATTTTTTGCGCTTATCTGGGTGGCAAAAACATTCGTTATCCCGTACGCCAGTTTCTTTGACTTTGATAGCTTGTAATTTGCGTAGGTGCATCTTTGACAATCTTTCGGGGTTTATTTCCGATAGAAGTCTGTCGATTTCTAGTAGTCCATCTTCTGTAAGCATAAGTCAAGTATATAAGAAGACAAACTAACGATACAAGCCGTAAAGAAACTACCAGTACAAACCAAAGTCAGCCAAAAACCGATACATTTAGGACAGCCTAAAGCTGAATGTAATGTAATTGTAAGGCTATTTATAGGCAATAGACTAAAAAAGTAATCGAAAATCATTTGTAAAGGCTCGAACTTAACGAACCACCACGTAAAAGCTATGTAAAAAATGTATGCCATGTGATTAATTTTTAATCAAACTTACGATTATAATCTAATCATGTGAAAAAAAAGTTTTCAACAATAAAAAAGCCAGCGGTTAAACTGGCTTCATTTTACATTCGTTCTCTTAATAAGAATTCGTCTAGCTTTATAGCTGTGTTTAGGCTTATGTCTTTTCCTTGTAGAAACTTGTCAATCTGGTACTGGTGGAATTTACCAGTCCGAGTTTTGATTTCTGTTACTATTTGGTTTCGTGTTCTAGTCCTTAACACCTCTTTCAGCTTATTGCGTAGTTCTGTGTCGTTTATGTACATACTTAAAAAGGTAAGTCGTCCATTTCGTCCGATACTGGTTTACGATCCATTGTTTCTGGTGCTACGTATGGTTCGCTGAATGAAGCTGAAAAGAATGATCCCGCTTTACCTTGCTTTACCCATAAGGCTACTTCCATTTCTTTACCATTTACGTTTACCTTTCCTTTGTAGTCGGGATGGTTATCCGCTTTCTTGTTCGTGTTTTTGAAGATTGCTCCCGTGTTTAACTTGTTTTCCATTTGTATTTGTTTTTATTGTTTACGTTTAAAATGCACCCTTAAAGACCCACGCTGAAAACAACGTGCCTAAAGTCATCAATAATGCGATTGCTAAAATGAATCCGATTATCGCTAGTGTTTTCTCTTTCATTGTTCTTGTTATTTAGGCATTGTTCGTGAAATATCTTTGCTTTTATATTCGTCTTTCAGTCGCTCCAAGTAAAGAACAAAGTCCATTGCTTCTTCTTGTGCGTGTGTAAGCCATTCTAACGTGCTTAAATCAGTTCTTTCAAGCGTTGTCTTGTACTTGTTTATTCCTACTTGACTTCGTTCGTTAAAACGTGCTAAAACACGTAATACTATTTTATCTTCTATTTGCTGCTTCATCTTTTTTATATTAAATACATATCATCGCACCATATAGGAGTAAGTTCTCCAACGTATGATTCTCTTATATTAAATTCAAAATGCTCTAAAGCATCATCTAAATTCATTTCGTCTTCGGTAATTAGTATTTCAACTATCCTAGTAACTGAATAAATTAATCTCATTGATGGCACTTCTACACCAATGACTGCTTCATCAAATCCATCTGCTTTTAAAAAAGTTTCATCTTGATAGTATTCTATTATTCCTTCAAGCATTTTCATAAGAAATTGATTAAGGTGTTGTAATACTCACGGCACAACTCCACGCGTTCTTTTATTGCTTCGATTACAGCTTCGTCTTTTTCTACTTTGAATACTTTAACGCGTCGGTTATCTGGGATGTGATCAAAGTTATGTCGTTTCTGTACCTCATCGCGTAGGTCTAAACTTTCTTCTAGTAGGTTTGCGTTCCAATGTGCGCGACGTACTTCGTCTTCTACCATTTCTTCGGGTGTGTTAACTAAACAATAGCACAGTAACGATTCTGTTTTACCCGTAAGTTCCATATATCCTTGAAGTTGGTAGTAGTAGTCCTTTGTAGGAATTTCCATAGCAAAAAACGGAAAGGTAGTAGCATCCCAACTTGACTTAACATCTAGTAGCACGGTGTCCGTGTTTACGTCGGGTGTTCCAGTCATGAAGTCATTACTAAAATGTTCTTCGTTTTTCCATACAAAGCCTAAATCTAAAATGTCCGACACTAATTTAATCGCGTCGTCTTCTACGATAATACCTTTGTCGGTGTAACGGCTGTAGAATTGCTTCTTGATTCCGTACTTGTCTTGGATAACTTGTTCTTCTATGTACGTCTTTGCTGTTTGGCTTAACGATTCCCCCTTTGTTCGGGGGTTCGTCATTATCTTACCTATCGCAGAACATCTAATCTTGAAAGTATTCATAGCGCGTTTATTAAATCGGTTTGACCTTCTGTTAATGTGAACTTCGCTTCTAGTTCTTCACGTGTGTATTTACCATTTTGAATAGCTTCTACTGCGCTTTGGAAACGTTTAGCGTCAATCGTAGGTAATTTCTTTACTTGTTCGCCACTTGCGTCCGTGTCTTTGTCGGTTACTAGACCTAACATTGAACTAATAGCGTAACGACGTACGTAAGTAATAGCCGACCCCATAACTTGGAAGTCGTTCATACCTTTTAACGCTACGTTCTGTGGGATTGCTGTAGTGCTTTCGATTGTTTCGCCACTTTCCACGTGAAATAAACACGTAACTAAATTAGTGTCGTTAATCAACTGCGTGAATCCTAGTCCGTGTTTTTTTAGTAACGGATTGATAACGCTAAAGATTTTAGGTAAATCCGAATAGGAATAGCCGTAACCTTGCGTAGCCTTGTGAATTACTGGTACTTCTTGCTGGAATGTTGCCAACGCTTTAAATAAATTTTTCATGTTAAATTGGTTTTTGTTTATGTAAAGATAGTTTATATTTCGTTATAAATTACTTTTTAGTTAAATTTTTTCAAATTTTTTATTTTCGTGGTATACGTGTCACTTTTAAACGTCCATTCGCCCCAGTCAATCTCGCCTTTTTTCTTTAGTTCTGCTATTTTGTAGAACTCGTCTTTTTCTAGGTAGCCTATTACATAACCATATGTCATATCTAACGATACATAACACCAAAGATAGTAGTCAGTTTGCTGGGTGTGATTAAACGCGCTTATGTTAGCGTTATAGTCGTCTTTTGGTTCGTGGTTTGATTTGATTGTTTTAACGTCTATTTTTTTTCCGTTACAAATTAAGTCGTAGTCGTAGTGTCCGACATAATCTACGTGGTTATCTCTTAAGTCTAAAACTTGCATAGCTATTAATTCTCCTAGTGCGCCATGTACTTGACTTTCGCCGTTAGTTATTGAAT